GTGTACCAGGTCCCCGTCCTGTCCTGGGACGACCTACTCAACGCCTGCGCCGAGCTTGAGAAGGGCGGCCACCCCTTCAAGACCGTCATCATCGACACGATCGACAACGCCTACAAATTCTGCACGGATCACATCTTGAAGAAATTGAAGGTCGAGCACGAGTCGGATCTCGGCTATGGGAAGGGCTACGCCATCGTCAACAACGAATTCCAGCGCGTGCTCACGAAGCTGGCTTTCCGGCCCTACGGCCTGTTTCTCGTCTCCCACTCCAAGGAGATCGAAGTCGAGACCCGCACCGGCAAGTACAGCCGCACCGTCCCGACACTCCCGGACAAAGCCCGCAAGATCGTCCTCGGCATGGTCGACATGGTTCTGTATTGCGACCTGGAAGACGCCGAGGATAAGACCACCCGCCGGTTGATCCGCACCAAGCCAAGCAAGTACTACGAAGCCGGCGATCGCACTGGCCGCCTGCCGGAGACGCTCGACCTGGATTTCGGCAAGTTTCTCGATGCCTTCAATGTGGCCGTGGCGCCGCTGAAGGCGACCGCCGCCAAGGCGGCGAAACAACCGCAAGGAGATAACCGATGAGTAAACGCGCAATTGATCTATCCCAGTTCGACAACGACTTCCAAAGTGAGCAGCCGGAGGAACGCGGCGATTTCGAAAGCGTTCCCGACGGCAAGTATCAGGTGACCGTAGAGAAGGTGGAACTGACGGAGGCGCAGTCTTCCGGCAACCCCATGCTGAAGTGGACGCTGCGTGTGATCGCGCCGAAATTCGTGAACCGGCTGATGTGGCGCAACAGCGTCATCACCCACAACACGCTGAAGTACGTCAAAACAGACCTGCACACCTGCGGGCTCGATCTCGACACACTATCCGAGTTGCCGAAGCACCTGAAGAAGCTGCTCGACGTGAAGCTGGAGGTCACCAAGAAGACCAAGGGCGACAACGAGAACATCTTCTTCAACCGCCGCATCGAGAACGATCGGGCGCCGGGGAAGTTTCGCAAGGATGCGGATGATGCCCTTGTCCCGTTCTGACCGGGGGCCGGCGACGATCCTCATTGACACGCGGGAGCAGGAGCCGTATTCGTTCGATCCCCGGTTGGCGGCCGCTGTGCGGCGCGCGCTACTAGCCGGGGATTACTCCATTGAGGGCCTGGAGGGGTTGGTCGCCGTGGAACGGAAGACGCTCGATGATTTCGTGTCCACGGTGATTCACGGCCGGAAACGGTTCCGCGAAGAACTGCGGAAGCTGGCCGGCTACCGGGCGGCGTGCGTAGTGGTGGAGGCCGGGCTTGCCGACATTTTGCAGGGGCGCTACCAGGGCGGCTCTCATCCGCACGCGGTGCTGGGAAACGCGCTGTCGATCATTCTCGACTTCGAGATCCCGGTGTTCTTCTGCGGCAACCGCCAGGCGGCCTGCCATTTTGTACAGGCGTATCTTCTCGCCGCGCACACGAGGTGGGGAGCATGACAGCAGAACGTGCCAGCATTCGCGGGGTGGTGGAGACGGTCTTCTACTCGGGGCCCACGTTCAGTGCCGGACGCCTCCGCACCGCGGACGGAGCGGTGGTGAAATTCGCCGGCAAGGTGTTTCTGCGCGAGAATGACGCCGTCCGCCTCGAGGGGCATTGGGCGCACCATCCCAAGTACGGCCGCCAGTTCGAGGCCGAGTTCATGGGCCACGACCTGGAGATGGACCCGGATGGCCTGGCCAACTTCCTGGCGAACCATCCGGACGTGAAGGGGATCGGGCCGGCGAAGGCGCGGCTGATTGCGGATGAGTTCGGTGCCGGCTTCGATGCTGTAATACGCACCCAGCCGGAGGCGGTCGCCGCGGCCGCGAAGGTTCCCCTGGAAACCATCGTTGGGCTTCAGCAGGTGTGGATCGCCAACAGCGATTTCAACACCGCGATGGCGTATCTCGCCGCGTTCGGGCTGACACACCACCAGGTCACCACGCTGGTCGGCAAGTTCGGCAGCCAGGTCGTGCCCATCCTGGAGCGCGATCCATACGTGCTGGTGCGCGAAATCGCGGGCTTCGGGTTCAAGCGGGTGGACAAGATCGCACGGAAGATGGGAACACCGAAAGACCTCCCTTCGCGGATTCGCTCTGGCCTGCAATTCTGCATTGCGGCCGCGCTCGACGATGGTGACTGTTGGGTTGAGTACGAGGATCTGCTGGATCGCGCCAATACCTTGCTGGTCATGGACACGATGGACAGTCGGGAGGTGATCGAAGGCCACCTGGAAGCGTTGATCGCCGAAGGTGCCCTTCTTTCGCAGCCCTTTGAGCGGCTGGTGGTCGCCGATCCGGAAATTCACCGGATGGAGACGGAGTTGGCGGCGCTTCTCAAAGACGCACACCGGCGCAGCCCGCACGCGGTGGCCGAAGTGGGTCAGTTGCTCGACGCCGAGGGCTGCGAGCTGAATCTGGAGCAGCGGGAGGCAGTCGGGAATGCGTTCACCTATTCGATCTCTCTGATGACCGGCGGCGCCGGTAGTGGAAAGACGTACGCGGTCTCGACCATCGCTAGCATCGCTGACCGGCTGGAGTTGAAGGTGGTGCTCGCTGCGCCTACTGGCAAGGCAGCCAAGCGGCTCGAGCAGGTCGTCGGACACGAGGCCAGCACCATCCACCGCCTGCTGGGGTTCAATGGCCGCACTTACTCGCGGGATGCTCTGAATCCGATCGAGGCCGACATTCTGGTGGTGGACGAAGTCTCGATGGTGGACGTGCCGCTCGCCTGGCGCCTTTTCCAGGCCTTGGATCTCCAACGCACCGCCGTGGTCTTCGTTGGCGACCACAACCAGTTGCCCCCGGTGGGCCCGGGCAACCTGCTCCGCGATCTGACGCGGTCCCGTGCCATCCCCACCGTTCTCCTCACCAGGATCATCCGCCAGGCAGGCGTGCTGAAGGAGAATTCAACCGCGGTGCTCTCCGGCGAAGTACGCCCGACCTCGGATGTGCAGGTGGGCACGCGCCGGCCATGGTACGTCATCGACAGGTTCGCCGACCGCGAGGACGTCCGGCAAATGCTGCTGCTCCTGTTCGAAGAAGTGCTTGCCGAAAAGCTGGGCTATGACCTGATCCGGGACGTCCAGGTGCTCACGCCCACTCACAAAGGGCCGCTCGGCACGCTGGAGTTGAACGTGGAGTTGCAGCGCCTGTTGCAGAAGAAGCTCTTCCACTTTGATGTGCCCGACGTGGATCCGGGCCGCCGGCCGCGGTTCTACCCGGGCGACAAAGTGATCCAGATGAAGAACGATTACGAGTTGGGCGTCATGAACGGCGCCATGGGCATCGTGCTCGGCGCCGACAACGGCGGCGGCCTCACCGTCAACTTCGACGGCATGCCGGTTGAAGTCGGGAAAGACTCGGACGCCCTCGGGAACCTGCAACTGGCGTACGCCACTTCGATCCACAAGGTCCAGGGCTCCGAGTTCCCTTGCTCGGTGGTAGTCGCCCATAAATCGCATTCCTTTATGCACCACCGGAATTTGCTGTATACGGCGGTGACGCGCGCCAGGGAATCCGTGATCATCCTCGGGGACCGCTGGGGCATCGATAACTGCGCCTCCAAGCGCCAGGTGGATCGACGCAACACGTTCCTCTCCTTCCTGCTGAACTCGGAGACCCAGCGGTGACGCCACCGCCGGTGGACGTCCACGCCTATTACCGGCAGGTCACCGACGTCGACATCGGAGAGATCGCACGCGAGCTGTTGGGCGGCCGCATCGCCCAGGAATCGCGTCAGACACTCTTCTGCGATTGCCCGAATCACCGCAGCCAATCGCACCGGTCGCTTCACGTCTGGCTCGACAAGCAGGGATGGTACTGCCACGCGTGCGGCGTCGGCGGCGACGTGCTGCAGTTGGTGGAGTTCGTGCGGTACGGCGCCGTCACGCGGGGGCAGGCGGGCCCCATGCCCGATTCGCATCGCCAGGCGCGGGATTTTCTGGCGGCGCGCGTTCGGTTGCCGCCCCTGGCGAAGGCCGTTGCGGACAGCACAGAACAGGCGGAGGAAGCCCACCGGCTCACGCTCCGTGTCCGGGAGGCGTTAGTTGCGCTGGCGGACCTCTACCACGAGCGGCTCGCGGGCAATCCGGAAGTTTTCTCCTGGTTCCGGACGAAGTACGGGATCGGCGAAGAGACAATCGGCCGGCTCAAGATCGGCTATGCCGACAACGCGGGGCCCAGCACGGCGCGCTCGTTGATGGAAGGGCCGGGCGCCTTTACTCCGCGAGAGTTGACCGCCACTTCGGCGTTCCGGCCGACCGCCCAGGACGGTGTGGTCCCCTTCTTCGACAACCGGATCGTATTCCCGTACTGGAGTCGGGGCCATGTGGTGTTCATGATCGGGCGCCGCACACCCTGGACACCCGATGTTGAGTGGGAGAAATCGAAATACAAGAAGCTGGCGGTCCGCAATGACCGCGATCACCGCCCCGTTGCGCCGTGCATCCGCAACGATGTTCTCTATAACGAAGATGCGTTCCTGACACGCTCCGAGCGTGTAATTATCACCGAAGGCGTCACCGACTGCATTTCCCTGATGGAGCATGGATTCCCCGCAGTATCGCCGGTGACCGTGCAGATCCGCGAGGCCGATTGGGAACGCCTGCTGCCGAAGCTCGCCGGCGTGAAAACCGTCTACATCTGCCAGGACAACGAGGTTTCTGCGGCTGGCCTCAACGGGGCGTTGCGCACAGCACGGGCCCTCGCCGCGCGTGGCATCCTCACCCGCGTGGCGGCACTGCCGCTTGGGGAAAAGCAGCAGCGCGCGCGGCAAGAACTCAAGGACCGCTTCGGTGTGGATGCTGCCGTCGGCCCGCGCGAGATGACCAAACTGCTGGATGGCCGCGCCGCGGAGGACATCGAGCGTGCCGAAGCGCTCCTGGCCGACGCCAAGATCGACGTGAACGAGTTCTTCGCCGCCGGCAAGACCGCACCGGATTTTGAAGCCATCCTGACCGCGGCGGAGACTCCGTTGGAAATGGCGATCGCGAAACTTGATTCGTGCACGCCGGACGACCACCTGGAAAGCCTCCTCGATCCGATTCTTCAGGAAATCGGACACATGGGCCCAATCGAGCGGGAACGCCACCTGCGGCTGATACAGAGCCGCTGCGGAAAATCCAAGTTGCCGGTCAGCGTCTTGCGCCAGCAGATGAAAGTCGTCGTGCTGGATCGCAACACGCGCAGGAAACGCACCCGTGGTGGTACGGACGGCGCGACGCCGGGAAGTGGCCCGAGTAGTACGTCGACTTTCCCCAGGATCCAAATCAACGACCGCCAGTTGCGGGAGATCGTCGCCGACGCTTGGCTCGCCGTCCATGGCGCCAACCAGGACGGCGGTCGCATTTATCCGCATACCCCGTTTCTGTATCACCGCGCCGGGCGGCTCGTGCGGCTGGTCATCGGCGAATTTGGACCGGAGATCGAGGAGATGGACGAGGATGCCGTCTTCGGATTGTTGGCACGCACGGCAGACTGGCACCGGGCGCTCGAGGATGCCGATATCGAGACATCCCCGCCACGAGATGCGGCGCGCGACATGTTGGCTTACCCCGATTTGCACCTGCCGAGGCTGGAGGGTGTCATCAGCACTCCTGTGTTCGGCCGCCATGGAGAGTTGATTATGACTGACGGATACCACCGGGACGACCGGCTGTGGCTGACTCCGGACCCGAACCTTCAATTGGGAACCATTCCCGACGTGCCAACGGCCGAAAACATCGCCGCCGCGCGAACACTGTTGATCGACGAACTGCTGGTGGATTTCCCGTTTGTGGATGACTCCGACCGCGCGCACGCGATTGCCGCGGTGTTTCTGCCGTTCATCCGGCGCATGATCGACGGGCCGACTCCTATGCACCTGATCGAAGCGCCCACCATGGGATCCGGCAAGGGTCTCCTCGCCAACCTGATCTCCATCGCCGCCACCGGCGCCGCTTGCGAGGCACGCACGCTGCCCGAGAGCGAGGACGAAATACGAAAAATGCTCACGGCGGAGTTGATGAAGGGACGCCCCATCGTTCTCCTGGACAATGCCAACGACCGCAAGCAACTGCATTCCTCTTCGCTCGCGTCGGTCCTGACCTCCATCCGCTGGACCGATCGTAAGCTCGGCGAGTCCATCATGGCTTCGGTGCCCAATCACGCCGTCTGGCTGATGACGGGCAACAACCCCAACCTGCATCTCGAACTTACACGCCGCTGTATCCGGGTGCGGATCGATCCGCGCGTGGATCGGCCGTGGAAGCGCTCGGTCTTCAAGCATCCCGAGATCACAACCTGGGCCAAGGAGAATCGGTCTGCGCTGGTGGGAGCGATCGTCACCCTGATTCGCGCGTGGATGGTGGCAGGCAAACCTCTGGATCGAGCCCGGCTCGGCTCTTTCGAGCGGTGGTCCAGTGTCATCGGCGCCATTCTCGGCGTCGCCGGAATTCCTGGCTTCCTGGCCAACCTCGACCAACTCTACGAAGCCGCCGACATCGAGGGGCAAGCATGGCGGGAGTTCACCGCGGCCTGGTGGCAGACATTCCGGGGTGAACCCAAGAAGGTCAGTGAACTGAACCAGTTCTGTGAAGACCGTGAACTCATGCTGCGGTTGCGCGGGGACGGCTCCGCCCGGTCGCAGCAAACCAGGCTGGGGAGCGCTCTCGGCAGCTACCGTGATCGTTCATTCGACGGCTTGCGGATCATGCGGGCCGGAGCGGCCTCCAAACATAAGGGCGTGGCCATGTACTCCCTGGAGAAGGCTGACGAATCCGCGAGTTGGGGACCTTGGGGACCTTCTGGGGACCTTGGCGGCAAAGGTCCCCACGAGTCAAGTGCCAATGATTCAGGGGATTGCGGTCTATTTGGGGACCTTGGGGACCTTGAAGGGGTCCCTCCGCGTGTAGAGACAGATTTTTCGCAATGTCCTGAGGGAGCGCAAAGAGACACACGCGCGCACGTGTGTGTAGAAGGTGGCGATAACGTCCCCAAGGTCCCCAAGGTCCCCATTTCGTCCGCAAGTGATTGCAGCGAAAGCGCAGATGGGTTGGGGACCTCTGACGGCAAGGTCCCCACAACGTCCCCAGCCGCGTCCGAGGTCCCCAAGACGCCGAATCGGGCACGGGTGGATCTCGCCGATTTCAGGGAACGGCCCATGCCGCCCGACGGGAAGCGGTCATGAGCGCGCAACCTGAGGTTGTTCCTTCGAGCGCGTCGGCGCGCGGCCATTTGTTCGTCTCAACGGCGCTCGACACGTGGTTCACCGAGCATGCCGCCGCGTTCGCACGCGACGTGCAAATCGACGACATTGCGTACCGGCGCCTTGATCCCGAATACTACGCCTGGCTGCGGTCCAGAATGATGCTCGCGAAGACAGCCGCCAGCGCCGGCCAGATTGGGATTGATGCGTTTGACGAACTGCGCCACCGGTTCAACGCGATCCACCAGTGGGCCGTCGATCATTTCGGCGAACAGGCGTTAATCGCCGTAGTGCGTGGCTTCAACGGTGGCCACTACAATCCGCCGGTCGCCGAGACAGAACCGCCCCAGCGGGCCATCGTGCCTGCCAGCACAGATCGGAACACGGTGCCGGTCTCACCGGAATCCGCCGCGCTCGTCGATGCCATCCGCGACCGCGCTCTTGGCCTGGGTTGGAAGCACGACAGCCTTTACCGGATGCGCGGTTCGTTGCGCTTCCCACTTGGGAGTGATTACGGTCTGGTTTGCTACCTGAAGCCCGGCGATCGGATTGGTGAGGTGACCATCCACTCCATCGAGATCATCCTGCCGAACAACATGCGCCAGCGATTCTACAACCCGAACGTGGATCAACCATGGATCAGGCGTGTCTCCCGCGAAAAATCTTGATTTGCGACCGGACACTTTTCATGCGTTTCGCGTATATTACCAGTGAAGGCGCTGTTCGACAGGCGAGCGCAAAGCGCACCCTCCGATAGATTCCTCCCAAACAATTTGAACCGAGAGACGGGACTCTCGTAAAACTCCTTCCCTCCCCTGTTCCTCAGGGGAGGTGTATCCGCAATCAGCCATGGACACGCCGAAAACCACTACCCATGACCTCGCCATTGGCGAAGTCGCCTGCGACTCTGTTCGTGTTGCCGGCCGCCATCGGAAGGACATGGGCGACCTCGACGGTCTCGCTGTCAGCATCGCAACCGAAGGGCTCCTCCAGCCCATCGGAATCACCGAGGACAACGTGCTGGTGTTCGGCGAACGGCGCCTCCTGGCAGTTCGCGACATCCTCAGACGCGCCACGATTACAGCGCGCGTTGTGCGCGTGTCGAGCATCGTCGCTGGCGAGTACGCCGAGAACGAAATCCGCAAGAACTTCACACCGTCCGAGCGGGTGGCGATTGGGAAAGCTCTGGAGGTGGAAATTGGCGACCGGCAGGGCCGGCGCACAGGCAGGGAACTTCCGCAAAATTTTGCGGAAGTCGAGCCAGGTGTCGAGACACGTGAACTGGCGGCGAAGACGGCCGGCTTCGGGAACCGCACCACTTACGAGCAGGCCAAGAAGGTAGTCGAGAAGGCCGTCGATGAGGTCATCGCACAGATGGACTCCGAGCAGATCGCCGTCAGCGCGGCCGCGCTTATCGCTGATGAAGCGCCGGAGCGGCAACGGGAGATCGTTGCCCTGCCGCCCGCGGAACAGCGAGAGGCGGTTCGCACACTACGGCGCAAGGACCTGCCCAGTGCGGCCGAAGCGCATCAGCGTGCCAAGGAGACCGGCATGTTCATCCTGGACCCCAATCTTCAATGGCAGACCCCGATGCCGATGGAGCAGCGCCGCCCATTGATCGAGCGCAACCACGCCGTGATGGCGGTGGTCGAAGCCGCTCGTGCCATGGCCACTTGTCCACTGACGGCCGCCGAAGTGGCCGCCGGCATCCGCGAGTTCGATACGCCCGACATGGATTTCGCCGGCCAGTGTCGGAAGGCCGCGGCCCTCCTTCAGCAAATCACTCAGGAGTTGGACGGTCATGCAGGACAGTAGACGTTCCGAATTGATGGAAGCCATTCGGCGCGCCGTGACGCTGTTCCGCCAAGCGGGTCACCGGTTCTTGAATAAGGACATTGTCGACGCCGTGATCGAGACCAATGGCTCGCTCTTCGACGAACTGGGCAGCCAGTTGGCGCGGGAGAAGCTGTTTGATCTCACCCGGCGTGTCATGAAGTCAGCCGCCGAGGTGACGGAAGCGGATGCGCAATTGGAGTTGGGTCTGGATATCGCCGGCTTCGAGATGCCCGGCATGATCGCCGTGCCGGTGGACTTGGAGCATCCCCTCAATGGCGACTGCGAGTGGGTGCCGACCACGGAAGCCACCGTCGCCGATCTCGATGCGAATCTGCGGATGCTCGATCTTCAGATCACGGCAGACCAACACAAACGGCGGAACATCGCGTTGCTGCGCCAACGCGTGGTGGCCATCGTCGGAGAGAACTCCAGCCTCACCGTGGCGCAAGCAGCGGCAACGGCTCGGGAGATGCAAAACGTATGAAGCCGCAATCCATACCACTCTACGCAGCCGACGGCACGCCGTGGGGCTTCCGAACGCTGGAGGCCGCACAGCGGCTCATCACCAACGGACTGGTCAGTCCGGTCTACGGTCGCAAAGGTCATCTGAAAGCGATCTTCTCCAAGAAGCGCGATGGATCATCGGCTGTCGAGAATGCAGTGCCTGTGGGAACGCAGTACAGCTTCCAGGCGCGCATCGAAAGCGGACCGCTCGTCTGGAAGCTCAAGAGACTCGGCAAGAAGGATGAATTGAGACCGCTGTTCCGGCAGGTGGTGACCGACTGCCAGGTGAACTCGTGAACGGACGAACGTCAAGTCGACTGCGGAATTTCCGCAGTCAGTTGGCTGAACGGAGGGTGACGATGCCAAAGACATCCATCGGGGGCAGACACATCGCGAAGGAGCGTGGCTTGATCCCGGCGTGGTCGGGTTGGCCGTTCCGGCATGAGGTGCGCCACACGGTAGCGGCGATCCACAGTGCCAAGGCGCCGCGCCCACCGAAAAATATGGGAGTGAAAGGCCCAAGTCCATGCCAGGCGTAACCACACCGGAAAAGCTCGCAGCGCGCGTTGCCCGTTCCCTCGGGGTTGTGACCCGCAATGACGTTGTGGAAGGCCTGACCGAGACACTGCGGACGGCTTTGGCTGAAACCCGCGCAGCCGGCATCGCCGCGGCAAAGGCTGTCTGCCTGGAGATTGCAGAGGACGAAGCTGAGCAATGTCGCGCTGTGGGCGCAACCGTGGCGCAACAGACGGCGTTAACGATTGCGGCGCGCATCCGCAGACGGCACGTATAGGTTCGAATCCGGGGCACCGTGGCGCCGTGGGGGCATTCGCGGGACCTGAAACCCGAGGTGCGCCCGCGCGTTGGAATGCTGCGCAGCCTACCTAGTTACAACGGGTTTTCCAGGTTGTCATTCCCGGTTGTCACCCCCCGCAAGTCTCTGGTTCTTCAGCATGGGTAGCACGTTCGGTGGTTGTCGCGGCCTCGCCGCTACAAATTCATGATCTACGGCAGCGTGTGTTCGGGAATCGAGGCGGTGACCGTGGCGTGGGCGCCGCTGGGCTTCCGGCCAGCGTGGTTTGCAGAGATCGATCCGTTTTGCTCCGCGCTGCTGAAGCACCATTACCCGGACGTTCAGAACCATGGCGACTTTACCGCGATATCCAGCGACGCCGGTCCAATTGACATTCTGGCCGGTGGGACTCCCTGCCCGTCCTTCTCCTGCGCTGGAAGACGAGGCGGCCTGGATGACCCGCGTGGCTACCTGGCCCTTGAATTTTGCCGGCTGGCTGGCCGCCTGCGGCCCCGTTGGGTTGTTTGGGAAAACGTCCCCGGTGTTTTGTCCTCGAACCGTGGACGGGACTTTGGAGCCATCCTCCGGGCGCTGGCTGAACTCGGGTATGGTTGCGCCTGGCGAGTTCTGGACGCTCAGTTCTTCGGCGTGCCCCAGCGACGCCGTCGCGTCTTCGTTGTCGGACATCTTGGAGACTGGCGACGTGCCGCAGCGGTACTTTTTGAGCGCGAAGGCCTGTGCCGGGATACTCCGGCGCGCCGCAAAGCGCACCCGGGCGTTGCCGCCCTTACTGCGGATGGCGTTGGAACATGTGGCGCGGATGACAATCAGGCCCAGGCCGGCCACCTGATCCCGTTCGGAGGCAACAACACTTCGGGGCCGATCGACGTGGCAACGGCGTGCAATGCGCGCGGCGGCAGCATGCGCATGGACTTCGAGACAGAGACGTTCTGTGTCGAGGTTGCGCCTCCGCTACTGGCCGGCGCGAACCGCACTGGTGGCGACCGGTTCCCCGGCACGAGCGTGGATACGTGCAAGTTGCTGGTCGCGCACACGCTCCGGGGCGAAGCGATGGATGCCAGTGAGGATGGCACCGGACGCGGCGTGCCGATCCTGCCGGTGGGATTCTCGTGCAAGGACTCCGGCGCGGACGCGATGGAAGACGTGGCGCCGACCATGCGCGCGATGGGCCACCGGGAGTCGCATCCGAATGCCGGCGGCCAACTCGCGGTGGCTTTCCGGGGACTTGGGCAGGACGGTTTCGCTGCGCGCGAGGGCGCACCGCCACGGGCCACGTGGGTTGCAGTCAGGAGGCTCACGGCCCGCGAGTGTGAAAGGCTCCAGGGCCTGCCCGACAATTACACGCTCATCCCGAACTACCGCCGGAAGCTGCGCGCGGATGAGATCGACGGGATGGCTGCTTACCTCGGCATCCCTCTAAATGAGGTGCGCCGCCTGGGCGCAACGCCGGACGGTCCGCGCTACAAGGCGATCGGGAATTCGATGGCGGTCCCAGTCATGCGTTGGATCGGGCAGCGTATTCAGGTGGTGGATGGCTTTGCTTCGCCGTCCGGTCAGATCATCAACTGCGGAAATCCCACAGGCGCACCTCGATGAGCGGACCCATTTCTATCACGCCCATCATGGCGCAACGCATCGAGATCTGGCCGGTGGAGCGCCTGGCGCCGTACCAGCGCAACGGCCGGACTCACTCCAACGCGCAGGTGGCGAAGATCGCCGCCAGCATCGCCGAGTTCGGATTCCTGAATCCAATCCTGGTGGACACCAGCGCTGGCATCCTCGCCGGTCATGGGCGGCTGCTCGCGGCGCGGAAGTTGGGGCTGGAGCGCGTCCCGGTGGTGATCCTGGACCACCTCAGCGAGACCCAGAAACGAGCTTACATCCTCTGCGACAACAAGAGCGCCGAGCAAGCCGGATGGGATGACGAGATCCTCCGGGGCGAGTTGGCGGATCTGAAGGCTGCCGACGTCGACCTTGCGATGCTGGGCTTCGGCGACGACGAACTCCGTACGCTGTTGGCCGAGATGGAACCTGAGACTGCGGCTTCGGCTGCTCACGAGGTGGAAGAGAAGATCCCCGAGGCGCCGGTCGAGCCGGTGACGCGGCCCGGAGATATCTGGCTGCTGGGCAAGCATCGTTTGATCTGCGGCGACTGCCGCGATTACAGCGTCTTGGCGCAGTTGTTCGAGGGCGTGAGTGCGAACGTGGTGATTACGTCGCCGCCCTATGCGACCCAGCGCGAGTATGACCCATCCAGCGGCTTCAAGCCCGTCCGGCCGGATGAGTACGTTGCCTGGTTCCGCGATGTAGCCGCGAACATCGCGGCCGTGCTGGCTCCCGATGGTTCTTTCTTTCTCAACATCAAAGAGCACGCCGAAGGCGGGCAGCGCAGCCTGTACGTCAAGGATCTGGTGATTGCCCATGTCCGGCAGTGGGGCTGGTGGTTCATCGACGAATTCTGCTGGCGCAAAACCGACAACGGTGTGCCCGGCGGTTGGGGGAACCGCTTCAAGAACGCGTTTGAACCAATTTTTCACTTCACGGCGCCGGAGGCCCGGATCAAATTCCGGCCCAACGCGGTTGGGCACGACTCTGAGGATTGCTTCGACTACAACCCAAACAACCCGAAGTCGACTTCCGGTAGCGGATTGCTGGGCACGGGGCCGCGCGGCGCAGCCGCCGACGGCGGCAAGAACCAGAGCGCGTGGCAACGGAGCCGGAACAGCCTGTCCGATGATTCGGAAGGGCGCCACGCGGGCATCGCGCGGCTGTCCAACGTCATCGAAGTCCGCACGGAGTCCGGTCAGGGATCGCATTCAGCCCCGTTCCCGCGCCCGCTCGTGGAGTTTTTCCTGCTGGCGTTCAGCGATGCCGGCGATGCGGTGTTCGATCCGTTCATGGGGTCCGGCACAACGATGGCTGCGGCCCATGTGCTTGGGCGTAAGGGATACGGCTGTGAGATCAGCCCCGCCTACTGCGACGTGATCCTGCGCCGGATCATGAACCTGACCGGTGATACAGCGATGCTCGCGGCAACGAAAGAAACATTCGCTGCGGTCGCAGAGTCGCGCGGCGAGCCCGCCGACAGGCCTTGAACCGTTCTCAACAAGTTTGCAGCACCCAAAACAGCGGCCCGGCGTTCCGGGCTGCATGACCCTAACCGCAACTCCAACCGAAAGGACTATTCCCGTATGGCCGAAACCAATCCCAATCTCTCCCCGTGCGTCACCCACCAGCCGAGCTTGCTGGGCGGCGCCGAAAACATCAAGCTGCTCTTCGACGAAGAGCTGGACAACCGGCGCGAAACTCTGGCGCGTCAGCGCGCCTGGGAAGCGGTATCGCTGGATCTGGCGCAGACCGCCAGCCGGCGCGCGCAGAACGCCGCCACGATCGATCACGCCATCAACGCCGGCATCGTGTTGTCCGGCCAGGTGGGCACGACCGAGGGCCAGCAGACCGTATCGCCCGCCGGCACCGCCGCCAGCGAGACGACCAAGGGCGCCGTCGCCGCCGCCGGAGCTGGCGAAGCGGTGAGCGCCGAGGCTGTCACCGCCAACGTCGCGAACCTGTTCACGTCGCTGACGCCGGTGATCGCAAGTGCCTTGGCCGCCGCCATCTCGCAGACCATCGCGGCCCTGGTGCCGGTGGTAGTGACCGCTTCCGGAGGGGCGTCGACCCCTTCCCAGACGCAGCCCAAGGCCGCGTAGATCTCCCCATACGGGAGATCCCTACCGGGGGCGGCTGCGGATGCTTCGGCTCCGTGGCCGCCTCCAAGGGCCTTTTCGTGTGGACCAGAAAGGACAAGACGATGAACTTTTTGCAGATCATTCAAACGATTCTCAGCGTGGCTCCCTCCGGCATTCAGTTGACGCAGGAGGTGGTGGCGCTCGTCCAGGCCATCGAAGCCGCTTTCACCGCCGGCCAGACTCCGGCGACTCACCAGCAGGCCGTGGCGTCGGCTCTCGGCGCCCACCTCGCCAAGACCGCGTAACTCCCCATCCACATGAAGACCGCGCAAGATACGACCACGAGTCAGTACAGTTCCGTGACACCCGAGCGTGTCTTGCGCGATCTTCTCGTGGAGCGCTGGCAGGTCGACCGCCTGATTCCCTACATCCGCAATGCGAGGACGCATACGGAGGAGCAGGTTGCGCAGGTCGCCGCCAGCATCGTCGAGTTCGGGTGGACGAATCCAATCCTGGTCGGCGCGGACGGAGTGATCATCGCGGGTCACGCGCGCCTGCTTGCCGCCCGGAAACTCGGGATGACCGAAATCCCGGTAATCGTCCTCGATCACCTCTCCGAAACACAGCGGCGCGCGCTGGTCATCGCAGACAATCGTCTGGCGATGAATGCCGGCTGGGACGAGGAGATGCTGCGGGTCGAGTTGGAGTCGCTCCAGGTAGACGGCTTCAATCTGGACATTGTCGGCTTCAGCGATGAGGAAATTGAAGCACTGCTCCAGGAACCGGAAGAGGCTCGCGCCGGGAACACGGACGACGATGCGGTCCCGGAGACGCCGGAGAGTGCAATCACGGTCCCTGGCGATGTCTGGATACTGGGTGAGCACCGCCTGCTCTGCGGCGACAGCACGCAGCTGGAATCCGTGGAGAAGGTGCTCGCCGGTGGCCTTGCCGACATGGTCTTCACCGATCCGCCATACAACGTGAATTACGGCGCGACGATGAAGGACAAGCTCCGCAAGAAGAATCGCAAGATCGCCAACGACAATCTGGGCGATGACTTCGAGCAGTTCCTGCGGGACTCCTGCACGAACCTGTTGGCGGTGACCAAGGGCGCGATCTACATCTGCATGTCGTCGTCGGAGATCCACACGCTGCAGCGGGTGTTCCGTGAGGCGGGTGGGCACTGGTCCACCTTCATCGTGTGGGCGAAGAACACTTTCACGATGGGGCGTTCCGATTACCAGCGCCAGTATGAACCGATCCTCTATGGATGGAAGGAAGGCACGGATCATTTCTGGTGCGGCGCCCGCGATCAGGGCGACGTGTGGTTCATCAAGAAGCCTTCGGTGAACGATCTGCACCCGACGATGAAGCCTGTGGAACTGGTGGAGCGCGCCATCAGGAACAGCAGCAAGGGCCGCGATACCGTGCTCGATCCGTTCGGCGGCTCTGGCACGACGTTGATCGCTTGCGAAAAGTCCGGCCGCCAGGCGCGCGTGATTGAGTTGGACCCGAAGTACTGCGACGTGATCGTGACCAGGTGGCAGGAGTTCGCCGGGAAGCAGGCGCGGCACGCAGAGAACGGACGCGCATTCGCGGACACGCGTAAGTCAAACGAGGAGGATCGATGCCAACCCCTGGAATCATAGTGGCCGCGATGGCGGTCGCTCTGGTCGTAATCGGAGCACAGAAGACCGTGCATGGCGTGAAGAAGGTGGGTCACCAGATCGGATGCCTTGCGAAGACGGGCCACAAGTGCCCGCCGAAGCAGCAGCCTGCAACGACGAAGTAGCAGCAGCCGCGGCGCCGGATCTCCATTGTGAGATGGCACGGTGCCGCGCTGAAATCGCCGCCGTCGAAGCGTTGCTGCGCGGTGGTCACCCGGACGTCGTCGGCCTGTGTCTGGCACTGGCGGACTGGTCAGAAGAGTTGCGCATCCTGGAGGGCAAACGTGAACGAACACTTTTTGGAGATTCTGGTGCCGGCAATCGGGCTGGTCTCTGGCCTGATCGGGGCATTTGTCGGATTGCAGAACCGCGCCTTGCTGGCGGAGGTTCGGAAGGATCTGGCAGAGTTGGAGAACCGGATCACGACCCGGATTAACGGAACGTATGTCCGCTCGGGAGAATGCCATCTGCGTGAAGAAAACATGCACGTCCGGCTCGACACGCTTATGCAGGCTATCCGGAACAGAAACGCCGCCAGCGAATGAAGCTGGCGGCGCGTTTCAGTGCGGGGCTGTTACAGCGCAACCCGGTAAGCGCGCACTCCATCGGGGCGTTTGAAGGATTCGACGGTGAGGCCCATCTTCTTTCCGAGGCTGCCGGAGATGAAGCCGCGGACGCTGTGAGCCTGCCAGTCGGTAGCGGACATGATGTCGGCGAGCGTGGCGCCGTCCGGGCGTTTCAGCATGTCGAGGACGATGGCCTTCTTGCTGCCGTCGCGCGCCGTGGCCGTGGCGTCCTTGGCGGTGGCAGCCTTGGTTGCCTTCGCCTTCTTCGGCGCAACCGGGGCCGCCTGTGGCGCGGGGGTGGGCGTCAGGGCTTGGATGGCCTTCCAGATGCGCGCGACCGCCGTCTTGCGGTCGGTGAACTTCTTGACCGGCTTCAACTCTCCGAAGGGCGGCGCGCCGGCGAAGGCGTTCCACACTTCGACGAATTGCGTGATGGGCCAGTCGGCGGAGAGCTTGGCGAACTCCTTTTCGGTGGCGAAACGATCTTGGCCTTCTGAAATCTGCTCGGCGGCGGCGAAGGCAGTGATGTTGTGGTCGGTGTCAATGGTGAAAGTCGTCATAGTGGTCTCCTGTTTCAGAATTCGATCTCGTCGGCGATGCGGCGCGCCTCTTCGTCAGTGAGGCGTTTCAAGCCTCCTTGCTTGATCCATGCGTCGACGGCATCCTGGACAGCGTTCCAGAAGTCCGTCTCGTTGTTGTCGAAGGGACGCTCAAACGCCCCGCCGTAGCCGTTGGCGTCCGTGTGGTCGTGCAGTTCGCTGAAGGAGGCGCAAGTGCCGGGGACAGTCCCGGCGGCGACGTCCGCGAGGATCTCGGCCTTGGCCCGTTCCACAACGCGGCGCAGTTCGTCGGCGCTGAAGTCCGGCAAGCGCGGGTTGCGGGTTTTCTCGATGCGCTCTTCTCCAGCAGGCTTCACTTCCGAGCGGAGGCGGGCGGCTGTGCGGATGCGGATCTCGCGGCCGGTGGCGAGGTTGGTGCCGTACCATCCGCCGCGTGGGTGTTCGCGGGTGAGGCGAACCTTGGCCAGCGTGCCGCTGACCTTCACGATGTAGGTCGTGCCGATTTGTACGTTGTGTTTCTGCATGGTCAGTACTCCAGTCCTTTCCGGTCCACCGCGCTGCGGTCGCCCAAGCTGGCGAGGACGTAGGCCAGTTCTTCGGTGACGCGGCCGAGGTCGCCAGCGTACCCCCAGTTGGCGGGTTCCTGACTTTGGTCCTTCTGGTGTTGCTCCAGGCGGCTGGCGATGCGCTTCAGCAGGTCCTGGCACTCGGTGTGGCGTTCGGCGTAGCAGGCGGCGGTGGTTTGTTTGGTGGTCTTGGTGGTGCGTGGCATCGAACACATACATCACTTCAGTCGCGGCGAATAGCAACTCTGAAGTTCAGGTTTTCGAAAAACAAATTCACTGGGCGAACGTATGGCGATGATGGGCATTTCTCTTCGGGCCTACGCGCGGATGCGCGGGTGCAGCCTGCCTGCCGTTCAGAAAGCCATCGCCAGCAAGCGCATCACGACGCTGCCTGACGGCAGCATCGATCCGGAGCGCGCCAACCAGGAATGGGCCAAGAACACCTTCGCCGGCCAGACGGTCAATCGAACGGCGGCCGCAGCACCGAAGGAACGCGTTTCCCCGATGCCCGAACCGCCAGCCGCAACGGGCGATCCGGTTGCTCAATACCTGCGCGCCCGAGCGGTCAAAACGAGCTTCGAGGCGCGCACGGCGCAGTTGGAATACGAGGAGCGCGCCGGCAAGCTGATCCAGGCGGTGCGCGCGTCGGAGTATGCCGCGAGTTTCTCGGCCATCGTGAAAGACCACCTCCAGGCGCGTGCCGACCGTTTGGCGCCCATGCTGGCCGCCGTCAACGACGAGAAAGCCATCCATCGGCTACTGAAAAACGATGACGAGGCCGTGCTGCGCAAGGTGAGCAAAGCCATCGCGGACGCGGGTTTGTAACATGCAGCCGTTCTCCATCCATGAGGTTGGCGCCGCGGCGATGCTGCCGCCGCGCGACATTACCGTTTCGCAGTGGGCGGATGAGAACCGCGTTCTGACCGGTGGCGCGGCGGCCGAGCGAGGCCAGTGGCGCACGCGGCCATACCAGCGAGAGCCGATGGATGTGCTCAGCCCCAGCCATCCCTGCCGTCAGGTGGTCGTGCTATCGGGAGCCCAGATCCTCAAGACGGAAGTGCTCCTCAATTTCATCGGCTTCATCGCCGATGTGGATCCGGGGCCAGTGCTGGTAGTCGAGCCGCGCACGGAGGATGCCAAGGCGCTCTCGAAGGACCGCGTAGCGCCCATGTTCCGCGCGACGCCGGCACTCCGTGGGAAGATCGCGCCCGTCAAGTCTCGCGATTCGAGCAACACGACGCTGCACAAAGTTCTGGCAAATGGCGCAGGGCAGATCACGCTGACCGGGGCGATCTCGCCCTCGGGACTGGCCATGCGGCCGATCCGGTACGCACTGCTCGATGAGGTGGACCGTTACCCGGCGAGCGCGGGCACGGAGGGCGACCCGGTATCGCTGGCGATCCAGCGCACCGCGGAGTTCGCTCACAACAAGAAGATCGTGATGGCGTCCACGCCGACGATCAAAGGCGTCAGCCGCATCGAGTTGGCGTGGCGGGAGAGCGACCAGCGCGATTACTTCGTGCCCTGCCCGCAGTGCGGGTGCTTCCAGGTGCTCACGTTCGGCGATGGTACGGGGCCGGGCGTGGTGTGGCCGGAAGGGAAACCCGAAGACGCTGCGTATCGTTGCGCCGAGTGCCGCGAGCTAATTCCTCACCGCCTCAAGGCTGAAATGGTGGAGCGCGGCGAGTACCGCGCGGCGAACCCGTCCTCGCCGATTCCAGGATTTCGAGTCTCGCAGTTGATTTCGCCAAAGAAATCCTGGGGAGAGATCGCTGTGGAGTTCCTGGCTGCCAAGAAGTCGCCGGAGACACTAAAAGCATTTCTGAACACGGTGCTCGCTGAGCTGTGGGAGGAGACCCACGAAGTAGCGACGGACGCCCACGCGTTGTGGAACCGCTGCGAGCCGTTCGAAGCCGAGGCGCCGGACGGGGTGGCGCTGATCACGGCAGGTGTCGACGTGCAGGCCGACCGGTTGGAGATGGAGATCGCCGGATGGGGACGAGATGAGGAGTCGTGGTCGATTGCCTATCACGTGATCCCCGGCGATGTTACGCGCAACGAGGTCTGGGAGCACTTGGAGGGCCTGCTGCTCTCCGAGTACCTGCACGCATCCGGGCTGCCGATGCGGATCGTCGCGACGTGCATCGACTGCGGGTTCAAGGATGCCACCGTGCTGCATTTCACGCGCGACCGCTACAACCGGCGTGTCTACGCCACCAAGGGGCGCGCGGGCGAGTCGCCGATCTGGCCGCGCAAGCCGAGCCGGAAGAACCAGACGCCGTTCTTTATGATCGGCGTGGATGCGGCGAAGACGGCGATCTACGACCGCCTGAAGCTCCGGGATGTGGGGCCGGGCTATTGCCACTTCCCGATCGGGCGGGACATCGAGTACTTCGAGCAGTTGACCGCCGAGAGAAAGTTCACGCGGTACCACAACGGCTTTCCGAAACAGGAATGGCGGAAGCCCGCCAATGCCCGCAACGAGGGCTTGGACGCCCGGGTCCTCGCGTACGCGGCGCTGCACGCGCTGTACGCGAGCGGCCTGAAACTCCCGGTTCATTGTGACCGCTTCGCAAGGATGGTTCAGACGAGGCGGGGGGAGACGCCACCGGCAATTCCTGCCGTGACGAAATCGGCCAACGCCGACCGCCCCGCCCCACCTCCCACTGAGCGCGGGGACGACCCATGGATACCGCGCCGCAACTGGTTCGGGCGAAATTGATATGGCTCTGACAATTCAGCAGTTGCAATCGAACCTGGATGCCGTCAACCAGGCGCTCGGGAATCCCACGTTGAAAGTGCGGTTCCCGGATGGGCGCGAGGTGACGTACCGCTCGGTGGATGATTTGCGCAAGGCGAAGGCCGAGATCGAAGAGGACATCCGGCAGGCCAGCGGGCAGACCGGGAGCCGCGTCCGGTTCGCGCAACACCAGCGCGGCGATGGTCCCACGGGCCCGACGCTGGACGACCGCTGGTAACGAAATGAACCTTCTCGACAAGGCCATCAGCATTGTGGCGCCGCGCGTTGCGTTGCAGCGTGTGCGAAGTCGTGTGGCGCTCGAACTGACCACGGGCTATCTGGAGCGCCACGCGCAGCGGTTCCGGTATGAAGGCGCTACCGCTGGCCGCCGCGCAAACGGCTGGTACGCCGCCTCGACGGACGCCAACGTCGAGCTGATGGGGTCGCTCATCTGGCTGCGCAACCGCAGCCGCGATCTGATCCGCAACAATCCGTATGCGGCGCGCGCGGTAGAGGAACTGGCTGGAAATGTGGTTGGGACCGGGATCGTGCCCCAAGCCAAGACCGGTAATACGGCCATCGACAAGATCATCGACGCCGAGTGGCCGTTCTTCGCCGACGGCTGTGACACGCCGCAACGCCTCGATTTCTATGGCATGCAGACGCTGACCGTCCGCACCATGGCGGAATCGGGAGAAGCCATTGTCCGTTTCCGGCCGCGACCTGCGGACGCCGGTCTGCGTATTCCGCTTCAGCTTCAAATGCTCGAAGCCGATTTCCTCGATCAGGCCCGCACCATGGGGCTGGTCAACGGCCATGTGATGGAGGGCGTGCAGTTCGACGAGATGGGGCGCCGCGTCGCCTACTGGCTGTTCAGCTATCACCCCGGCGGCGTGCTGATCCTCAACCCTCGCGGCGGCATTGTGAGCCAGCCGGTTCCGGCCGACCAGATCATGCACGTTTACCGCGTGCTCCGGCCTGGCCAGGTTCGCGGCGTGCCGTGGCTCGCGCCCGTGATGATGGCGCTCCGGGACCTCGACGATTACTGCGATGCGGAGCGCGTGCGCAAGAAGGTGGAAGCCTGTGTTACGGCGTTCGTTCAACAACCGGAAGGCGTCGATGGAGATCCACTCGGCATCGCAGGGACCGATCCATCCAGTGGGCTGCCGGTCGAAAGCTTCCAGCCGGGCATGGTTGAGTATCTGAAGCCCGGCCAGGACATCAAGTTCAACAATCCGCCGGCGGCGGGCGGCTACCGCGAATACAAGATGACCGAGTTGCAGGGGATCATGGCCGGCATTGGCCTGCCTTACGAGCTCGGCACGGGCGACATGTCGCAAGTGAATTACTCCTCCTGGCGCGGCGGGATGCTCGGCTTCCGCAACACGGTGGAGGCTTTCCGTTGGCTCACCCTGATCCCGTTGTTCGCGATGCCTGTGTGGCGGCGGTTCATCGACACGCTGATTCTGCAGGGCAAGATTCCGAAAGCCGCCGCCACCGACCCGAAGATCGGACTGCGCAGTGTGCAGTGGACCGCGCCGCGCTTCGAATCGGTCGATCCGGTGAAGGACGCAGAGGGCGTATTGAAAGATGTCCGCATGGGCCGCAAGACCTGGTTCGAGGCCGTGCTGGAGAATGGTTACGACCCTCCCACCCAGCTTCAGCAGATTGCACTGTTTAACAAGCTGGTGGACAAATTCGAAATCATCCTGGACTCGGACCCTCGCAACACGACGCTCCGCGGCCAGGAGCAGCCGGCGGCAACGGAAGAGCGAACTCCGAGTAGCAAAGCGGCGCCCACCAAGTCCAAGAGCCAGGGTTTCACGGCGCTCTCGGAAGAGGACCTGGGAATGGTCAAGGACCTACTCGTCACTGGCATGTCGCGCGCGGGCAGCGGTTTCGAATCGGCGCCACGGCTCTATCGCGGCTAAAGACTCAACCCAAGAAAGGACGTTTATGAAAGGGAACCCACAGGTAATCGCTGGGCTTCAGGAGGCCGCCAACATTGAGGGCTCCATGATGCTTCAGTATCTTCTCGACCAGCGCGACGTGAAGCGCCTGGGCCTGGATCTGGCCGATGGCCTGAAGCAGATGAAGGAGCAGTGCGAGGATCACATGAAGTCTCTGGTGAGCCGCGTGCTGTTCCTCGAAGGCGCGCCCACGATTGAGCTGAAACCCGCCGCGACCCACGATAGCGTCACCGAGATTCTGAACGATGCGTTCGCGGCTGAGCAGGCTGCCATCGCGCGGTTCAGCGATCTCTGCAAACAGTGCTACGACGCCGGCGACATGTCGAACTTCCATTTCTACCAGCACCTGGTGAAGTGGCATCGCGAGGGCGACGACAAGTTCAAGGGCCACGTCGCGTGGCTGCAGAAGCAACTCTACCAGTTGAAGAAGCTGGGAGAAAACGACTACATCGCCGTCAGCGCGGTGAAGGATTAGGAGGCACGATGCCGCTTCTACGAACCGAAATATCACCAGCGGGTACCGGCGCGCCGCCGCCCGCGCAGGTTGACGCCGAAATCTTCGCCGCCGATGCGCAGGTGCTGCCGAGCACGGCCAACGCCAAGGACGGCACCATCGATGTGGTGTGGTACAGCGGGGCCGCCGTCCCGAGGGTGGATCGTGCGACGGGCGAACCCTACATGCTTCAGCTCGACATGCAGGGCTGCCGCTTCGACCGGCTGAACAACGGCGCGCCGGTGTTCGACACCCATTTCACCGGGGACGATTTCAAGTCCCTGATGGCGGGCAAGGTAGGCACGCGTGCCCAGTTGGGCGTGGTGCGCCGCGCGTGGCCCAACGGCGATAAGGGCATGGCCACATTGCAGTTCGATCTGGGCGATCCGGATGGCGCCGAGATGTTCCGCAAAGCCAGCACCGGCATCCTGCAAAACCTCAGCTTTGGAACGTTCGTGTACAAACGCGAGAAGGTGGACGCGCAGACCGAGCGCGTGCCGGAGGGCAAACCGCCCTACCTGAACGACAAAGAAATCGGCATGTTCAAAGCCACCGACTGGGAGCCGTTCGAGATTTCGCCTTGCACGGTGCCGGCCGATTTCAACACGTGCTTTCTGAGCGCACAACCCAACGATTCAGTACGGGCAATCAGCCCACAAAAGGAGAAACCTGCAATGGAACAGACGACCACGCAGGACACGGGCGCGGATGCCCGTACTGTGAACGATCAGGCCCTGGCCGCCGCGCGGGAAGAGGCGGTCCAGGCCGAACGGGAGCGCGTCAGCGAAATCCAAACGCTGGGCGCGACCGCAATCAAATACGGGATCGACGAGACCGTCATCAGCGAGTTCATCGCCAAGGGCGTGCCCGTCGATCAGGCACGGAAGGAACTGTTTGCCCATCTCGCGACCAAGGGCCAGCAGGGAGTCCCGCCGCGCGCCGGCGCAGACGGCCCGGCATTCCCGATTCGCGGCGAGGGCGGCACGTCGGTGACCCGCGACGGCATGGAGCAGCGCCTTGCCTGCATGCAGATGGCTCTGCTGCTGCGCGCGGATGGCCGGTTCTTCCTGGCGCGGCGCAGGGACCACAACGGCAACGAAACCGGGGAGTACCTCGATGGCTACGGTCCCGAACAGCAGCGCCGCGCCGTCGAGATGGCCCGCGAGTACCGCAACTTCAAGCTCATCGATATGGCGAAGGAAGCCCTGGAACTGCGCGGTACCAACCCGCGCGGGATGGATGTGACGCGGATTGCGGAGATGGCACTGCAGGGATCCTCGCGGGGACGGGAGTTCTTCGCGGGCGGCGCCGAATCCACCGCGGACTTCCCGGCGATCCTCGCCAACGTCGCAAACAAGACCTTGCGCCAGGGCTATGAAGCCTATCCTCGCACCTTCCAGCCCTTCTGCCGACAGGTGACGGCGCAGGATTTCAAGCCCATCAATCGGGTGATGCTCGCCGATGCGCCTGTCTTGCAGGCGCTGAATGAGAAGGGCGAGTACCACCGCGCCAACCTGACCGACAACAACATCAACTACGCGCTCGGCACCTACGGCGAGATCGTGGCACTGACCCGCAAGGTCATCATCAACGACGACCTCCAGGCGTTCACCCGCGTCCCGGCGCTACTCGGCGTGGCCGCCGCGCAGCTCGAATCGAATACCGTCTGGGGCATCATCACGTCGAATCCTGCGGCGGTGTACGCGGGCGATAAGAACTCTACCGCGCTCTTCCACGCCAATCACGCCAATCTGCTGACCGGCGTCGCCAGCGCCATCGATTCCACCGTTGCCAACTCCGCTCCGCTGACCGCACTGGGCAAGGGGCGCGGCGCCATGCGCCTGCAGAAGGGGCCGCAGGGCACTCCGCTGAACCTTATTCCGCGGTTCATCGCCGTGCCGACGGCGCTGGAGACTTACATGCTCCAGCTTGTGTACCCGATCAACATCGCTTCGGCGGACGCGACCAAGGTCGTCCCGGAGTGGGTGCGCAGCCTGATTCCGGTGGTCGAGCCGCGTCTCGATGCCGCCACGAATGGGACCACCGGCTGGTATCTGATCGCGGACCCGGCACAGATCGACACCGTGGAGTACTGCTACCTGGAAGGGCAGCAGGGCGTGTACATCGAAACCAAACAGGGGTTCGAAGTGGACGGCGTCGAGATCAAGGCGCGCATGGATTTCGGCGCGGCGGCTCTCGACTATCGCGGGCTTCAGAAGAACGCCGGCCAGTAGGGCGTGGCGGCATAAGGAACAGGAGAAAAACCGATGCAGAATTACGTTCAAAAAGGTCAAACCCTCACGGTGGTCGCGCCCTATGCGCTGCTGAGCGGCGGCGGTTGCCAGGTCGGCAACATCTTCGGCGTGACGGTTAACAGTCAGAACATAGGCGACTCGAGCGAGTTGGTGGTGGAGGGCGTGTTCGATCTGGCGAAAGACGCGAGCACGTTCAACCCCGGAGACAAGGTCTTCTGGAACAACACCGCCCTGCAGGCCACCTCCTGTCCG